CCAGCTATCCAAAGCACGGCCTTCTTCTTGACTAACCAAAGCGGTTGCAATACTTTGTCTTATCAGTTCCTTTTAAATAACTTGCGTTGGAAGGTGCTAAATGACTAGATTATTTAAACCTTCCGATTTGAATAAGCGTGGTCAGTTTGGAGAATATGACACAGTTATTAATCCGAATACAGGTGGTGAAGAAGATGGTTTTACTGCTTCTTTTTCTCGCTGGTATGCCGTTCGTACCCGTTCTATGAATCAGACTTATCAAATTTACGGAACGGATTTACAAGACACAGTCGATATTGTTGTTAGACATGATCCGAGTATTAAACCGCCTTTGTTATTCCAGGATAATCAGGGTAAACAATACGATATAGTTTCCGTCTCACCAGGTGAGACTAGTAATCCGAACGCTTTTGATATTTTGACTTTAAAAGCCACAGTCCGGAAAGGAACGAATAAAAATGGTTAGTATTGTTGATTTAGGTGATTGGGCTGACAATCTTGAAAAAGCTTACGATTTACCGCTTAAAGATCAGGCTAGAATTACCGATGCCGGTGCAAAGGTGCTTAAAAAGAATATGGAATCATATATCAGAGAGCGACACTATACGAATCGTAAAACCGGAAACGATCCACATTTAGCCGATTCTGTTATAGAAAAGCCCACAAACATTAACGGGAGCATTGATGGAACTTCTACAGTTGGGTTTGATCCTAAAAAGGCTTATATCGCAAGATTTATTTCTGATGGTACTAGGCACGTGGTCTATGATGCTTCGGTTACAAGAACTAGACACGATAAAGCGGGTAATCTTTATGCACGTGGAGGTAGAAAAGCTATTAACGGTGATGATTTCATCAACAAGGTTCGAAATGCTTCTTTAAATGAAATATTTAAGGCTGAAAATGCCGAATACCAAAAGATATTAAAAGAAAAGGGGATTAGTGGCGTATGAGTTCTGTATCTGATGCAGTGGCAATCATTAAAGCCACTAATCTTACTTGGATAGATAACATCTATCCTTTTGTAATACCTAGAGGGCATTTAAATGATATTGATTCAACTGATTGTCTAGTGACTGAAAATGAAAATTTACCAGCCACTTACGGCAATGACGATTTTTCAGAAATACATCAAGGCGTAGAAATACGTCTTTTTTATTCGCATCATTTCAATCAGGACGCAGACGCTTGTGAAGTTGCTTTGTTAAAAGCCTTCATACACAACAACTGGTTTATTGATAATTCTGACGCACGTTATACAGACCCCGATACCGGTCAGGCTATTAAAGCCATATACGTATCACATAACAAATTATTAGGAGGTAGCTAATGGCTACAGTAGGTTTAAAACTCGTTCAAATGGCTCTTTTGGGAGCAGATGGAAAAATATTGGCTGATGCAACAAAAGGGTTGTCAGCCAACGGTGTTTATGCTGTTGACTCTGGCGTATTCAGTGCTAAGACAGCTAACATTACTGGTCTTGAAGCGGCTTCAACCAAGGTGTACGGCAACAACCGCGTTGTTGATTTACAGCACACAAAAGGCAATGCTTCAGTTGCTTTGAATTTTAATGCTTTGCCGCATGATATTTTGATGAAGATTTTGGGTCAAGTATCTGATGGTAAAGGTGGCTATACACAAGGCGACAAGCCAAAAGTCGCCATGTTGATTACAACAGATGCCCTTGCAGAAGATGGGCAGGTTTATTTTGGTTTTCGTCAAGGCGAGATTATCAATCCTGACTTTAATAACGGGACTGATACGACAACGGATACACGGAATGATGACAACTTGACTTATTCACCATTGGACAATCCCGACTGGAATAATAATCCTGGTAAGCTTTGGTATTCAAACGAAACAGGCTTTACACAAGACATTATGTTAGCCGATGTATTTCAAGGCTATGCTGCAGCCGCTCAATCAGCAGGCTAATTAAATATTGGAATATCCGAAAGGGTGTTCTTAAAGGCTATTCAACCATTCTCCGTTGGGTAGCCGTTAAGAGCATCTTTTTTTAATGCTCATAAGGAGAAGAAAAAATGAAAATTAAATTAACAATCCCACAGTTAAAAAAGGAATTTACTTTTAAGGATTCAACAAAAAACATTAAGGCACTTTCGAAAATGATGCGTATGACTTTTCAAGCACAAATTGATGGTGCCAAGCCACAAGCGCCTGAACCAAAAACAGACGACATGACACCTGAACAAATTAATGAACTTGAAATTAAGCGTATTCAAGAAAAGATTGAGATTTCAGAACGCGAAGATAAGCAACTAGACCAATTGATTTCTGGTCTATCTGAATTATTTGGCTTAGATGAAAAAGAGAAAGAACAACTTGAAGAACTTTCACCAGTTGAGCTAGGCGAATTGTTAGGGCAAGCCCAGTTTAGAATTAACAACCCTCAAGTTACTCAAGAAGATTATGACGAAATTATAAGTTCTGGTAAAACAAAAAAATCAGTGCCCGAGAAGGGCTAATGAACGCAGGCAACCAACTGAACGATATTTTGCTTTTTGAAAAACAGTGTTTAGTTGAGTTGCATTTATCATTTTCAGATATTGAAAATGCAAGTTTTTACGATCTGATCGAAGTCTTCAATTCTCGTAAAGAAGACAAGATTATTGATCCGTTGGAATTATTTAAATCATTAAACAGTTAAGGAAAGGATAAGCATGGTAGATATAAGTAGAGAAGCAGCCAATAAGGTTTTGCTAGACACTGCCGAAGCGGTTCAATCGATTAAGTCTTTAAAGACTGAAATACAATCAAATACGGCCGCTTGGAAAGCAAACGAAGCAATCTTAAAACAGTCTGGTGATTCCTTAAAAGCTGCTCAAACTCGTTACGATGGCTTATCTGAAACTGTTAAAAAACAAAAGGACGTATTAAGTGGCTTAAAAACCGCCATGGAACAAGAAGCCCAAACGACTTCTAAAAATTCCGATCAATACCAAAAGCTACAAACTCAATACGACCGTGCGAACACAAAACTTGTTTCTTTAACCAACCAACAAGAAAAAGCCAAACAATCGCTTGATTATCAACAGTCCGGTATTGCCAAACTCAATGACGAGATTAAGCAGTCTGAATCAGTGACCAACTCTTTTGTTGAGCGTTTGAAGGCAGAGGGTGACACAGCCGGTGCTACGAAGGCTAAAATTAGTGGTTTAACCGATCAACCAGGTAAGTTAAAAGATTTATATAGCAAGCAAGTAGACGAGTTAAACAAGCTAAAATCAGCCGAAGGAGATAATTCCGAAGCAATTGCTAAACAGACTATTCGTGTTAACGAAACAGCTGCCAAGATGGCAAACGCCACGAATAAGGTTAAGGAATTACGTGGCCAGACTGAAAAAAGATCAAGTGATGGCTTATTCAATGGAATAACCAGCAAACTTGATTCTGTGAATGAGAAGACCGACAGGGCTAATCATTTATTTTCTACAATCGTTGGTGCACATTTAGTTGCCTCTGGAATAACTAACGCTTTTCAATCAATAACAAATCATATAAGTGCTGCTGTTGATGCAGGTCTTGATTACGATAAAGAACAACAGAAAATGCAAGCCGTTTGGCTAACTTTAACTGGTAGTTCAGGCGCAGCCAACGCAATGGTTAAAACCATTAACGACTTGTCTGTTAAAACTGGTCAAGCAACTGATACTGTCAATGAACTAGAACAAGGCTTTTATCACTTGCACTCTAGTAAGACTGAATCAGATGAAATGACTAAGTCGATGTTGAACATGGCCGATGCCGTTGGCTTGAATTCTCAACAAATTCAATCAGTTACACAAGACATGGTTAACGGTTTGTCTCGTGGTAAAGCCAACGCCGGAATGTTAAATCAAATTAGCCAATACTTCCCGATGTTTCGTGAAAACTTGGCTAAGTACGAAAACGATGTACACCATAGCTCAAATATTACAACTGCCGACTTAACCACAATGGCTAAACAAGGCAAGATATCTGCTCAAGATATTGAAAATGTCTTCAATCAATTAGGTTCCGGGAAATACGATAAAGCTGCTGATAACATGCTTCAAACGATGGTCGGCATGGAACGAACTATTAAAGCTCGTGTCCCGGCCTTGATTGGTGATATTGAGAAACCAATCATGAACGCACAAAACCCAATCTACGCCGGCATAGCAAAGTGGGTTTCTGATCCTAAAGTTGCCAGCGAGTTTACACAAATTGGTGTATCTGCTGAAAAAGGTTTCAATACAATAACTGAAGCATTTTCAAAAGCTTTTGATCTTAAGTCCGTTCCAAACACAATAAACGACTTTTTGAAAAAGTTATCTACTGGAATTACTGACGTATCGGATGATATTGCTAAAAACGCTCCTGAAATAGTTAATTTCTTTAAAATGACTAAGGAAATGGGCGGCGAAGGCTTTAGAGTTCTAATCGATTCTCTAGGCATTGCTAACACATTGCTTAAGCCTTTTATGGGATTGGTTGCTGACCACCCGCAAGCAGTTGCTAAAACAGCCGCAAGTATTTTTCTTTTATCAAAAGCTTTCGGAGCGGTTAACACCGGTATCGGGTTTGTTAATACTACTTTAAAGACCTTTGACAAGATCGGTGATGGGATTAAGTGGGCTGCTAAAGTCTTTGGCATTAAATCAGAAACAGCCGCCTTAAAAGAACAAAATAAAGTTCTTGCCAAAAATAACGAACTTTCATCAGCCGAAGGCAGTAGTTCTTTAGGAACCTCTTCGGAAGGTGGCAAAGTCTCAAAAGATGTTAATGAAGTCGAAGACGTTGCTAAGGATGGAAAAGTTGCCGAAGATGCCGGTACAGTTGCCAAAGACACTAGCAAATTAGGTCTTTTAGGCAAACTAGGAGGTTTAACTAAAGCCGGTAAGCTTTTAGCTGGCGGCACTGGAGTATTAGACCTAGTCGGCGCTTCTACTGATTTAATTGGCATGAATAAAAAGAATGTCGGTACTAAAACCGGTTCTTTTTCCGGAAACCTTGCCGGTGGAGCAGCCGGCACAGCAATTGGAACGGCTATTTTACCTGGTGTCGGTACCATTTTGGGCGGCATGGTCGGTTCAATGGGTGGCGATAAATTAGGTGGAATGCTTGGCAAACAGATTCAAAAAGGTTTATCCAAGACTAAATTAAAACCACCTAAGATTAGTACAAAATCGGCTTATAGCAAGCTTGATAAAGAAGCCAAAGATTATTACGCAAAAAAGCAAAAGCGTGATACAGACGATGTTAAGTTACTTTATAAAAACGGTGATCTAACCAAAGCAGAATATACAAAACGTTTACAAGACATTCAAAACGAAGGCAAGTTGGGCTCGAAGTTTGAAAAGATGAGCCAATCTGATCGAACTGCCGTAACTAAGTATTATGCTCAACAACGCCAGTCGCTTGAAGAAACTTGGAATAAAAAGATTAGTTCCACTAAAAGTAAGTGGAGTAAAAAAATTATTGCAGATGAGAACCGTTACGGGATAGATTCCGTACAGGTTCAAAAGGACGAAAAGAACAAGTCCAAAGCCGTTAAAGAAGAAGAACGTAAAGAAAAATCAGCCATTAATAAGCTGACTTTAAAAGATGCCACTTCTACAACGGTTGCTGAAGCAAAATTGCATACAACACTTGCGGGCAAGATTCAGTTATCTTCTAACAAGCAGTTAAGCATTATGCAGAATCTTACCAAAAATAAAGGTAAGCTAAGTAACAAACAGCTTCAAGACGCTGTTAATGATTCTGAAAAAGAATATAAGCAAACAGTGTCGCTTGCAGATAAAAAGCGTGACGGCATTTATAAAGCAGCTTTGAAACAGTATGACCAAGTGACACAGGCTGCTGAACGTCAAAGAAAAGAGGTTATCAAAGCAGCCGATGACCAATATGATGATACCGTAAAGGCAGCAAACAACCAGTACAAAGGAAATTCAAAGTGGGCTGAAGAACAACGTAAAGCAGTAATTGATAAGGCTTTAGACCAAAAAGATAAGGCTACTAAATCTGCTTGGGATCAATATAACGGTGTTGTTGATAAGGCACAAAAGCAACAAAACGATACTGATAATGCTGCCAGAACGCAACACGACAAGACAATAGCTCACGCTAATGACCAGAAAAACCAAATTGTTAGTGCCACTAAGGAACAATCTAGGGGTGTTGTTAGTCATGCGGTTAATCAGGCCAATAGCTCAATGGAAGCATCATCAAAACAAGGTGGTGGCTTACAAGGGATTTGGAAAGGAATTTCCGGATTCTTCAATGGAATTGTTAAATTCTTCGGTCAAAAGGGCATTAAAACCAGTGACAAAGATTATAGCTATTCAGCGATGGGCATGCCGGCTTATTCAGTTGGAACCGGATACAACAATGCTAGACGGGCGCTAGTTGGTGAAGCTGGCATCGAAGCCAGGTATCAACCTTATTCCGGCAAAATCGATTTTGTTGGAACTCATGGCGCTCAAATAGTCGACCTCAATCCAGGCGACCACATCTTAAACGCTAGGGACACAGCAAAGCTGTTTAGTGGTGGCCTTGGCAAAACGATGCCAGGTTATGCGTCTGGGACTGATAGCCTTTCATCGTTTATTAGTTCTGTCGGTAAAGGTGCTTCGAATATTTTTGATAATATTTCCGATGCTGCCGAAAAGGTACTGTCTAAACTCACTGACCCTGTTAAAACTTTGGAAGGCATTGCGTCAAAAGCCTTTAATATCAACTCAATTGAAGAAGTCGGTGACGCTGGTCACCAGATTTCCAAAGGCATGGTTGATAGTGGAGTTAAGAGCATTGGTAGTTTTCTTAGTAAGTTAGTTTCTGAATCGGATGAAGACGGTGGAGGACAACACGGAAACCCGACCGGTACAAGTGTGCTTCGCTGGACAGACGATGTTAAACGGGCTTTGAAAGCTAACGGCTTGTCAACAAGTGCTTCAATGGTCAGCAAAGTCTTACGCCAGATTCAAACCGAATCCGGTGGTAATCCAACGGTTACTCAACATGGTTACACGGACATTAACACGATTTCCGGAAATCTTGCCAAAGGTTTGATGCAGGTTATTCCAACAACCTTTAACGCCCACGCTTTTCCTGGCCATAAAGATATTTTTAACGGTTATGACAACTTGTTAGCCGCTTTGGCTTATGCCAAAAGCCGTTATGGCTCATCACTTAGTTACTTAGGTCAAGGTCACGGTTATGCTAATGGTGGAATTGCCACAATGCCGTCAATATTTGGTGAAGATGGTATCGAAATGGCTGTCCCGCTGGGTCAGAACAAACGATCAAGGGCTGTTGAGTTATTAAAACAAGCCAATCAGATAACTGGTAATCAAGCGTTGGCGTCTGATAATTCCAAAGTTGAAACTTTACTGGGACAAAATAATCAGCTTATAAACGTGTTGACTAACGTTGTTGGTTCAATTCTGGGCGAAGTTAAAGCCGGTAATCAGAAATTAACACCTGGACAGCAAGCCATACTTACTAAAAACATTATCGGCATGATAGGAAGGAGTACAAACTGATGTTTAAACTAACAAATGCACGTGGTGAAACCGTTGATTTGAATACAAATAGTTTACGGGCTTATACTCCGACTGGTTTAGGACTAATTCTTAAAAATACCTATTCTGCTTATCAAAGTGCTTTTATAAAAACTCATACACAGATTGATGACCCATCTTCTAATCCGTTACAGCTATATATAAAGTTTGGTGACGTTAAAAGTCAGTCATATCAATCGTTTTCGGACTTTTCCGAGTTTTTGGCTTTTCAGCCTTATACATTGGAATACGATACTGATGCCGGAAGCTGGTATCGGGATTGTAATTTACAAAGTTTAACTAAAACGGAAATCGGTGGCAGTTCAATCGGTGCTTATGACCGTTTAAACGAAATTTTTATTCTGGAATTCGTTAATCCTTGGTATAACAACAAGTCTGTTGAATATCAGAAATATGCTGACGATAGCGGCTTGGCAATATTTGGAAAAGGTTACGTTAATCAGGTTGGGAATGTATACGCCTATTTATATGGTCAGTTTAGTTAATAGAAAGGAAGATTAATGTCATTAGACAATTTAAACAATTTAAATATTAGTTCTGCACAGTTAGAAAATTGGCTTAGTTCTTATGACCAATTTCTAAGTAAGTGGACAGTGTCTAGTGGTCAAATGGCAATTAATGACATTGGTTTAGTCGCTGGAAGTTTCGTGACTGACGATCCGCATATTTCCTACACACCACCAACGACCGGAACATCAGAAGGGCAGTTATTAACTATTCGTGGCTGTTTGTTGGCTTACCTAGCAACCAAACAACAAACCTGGTTAGATCGGGCGACTAACTTAACTAACGGACTATTAAATTATTACTATCCCAGTTCAACGATTCCTTCAACACCTAATCCGCTTTGGGTACCACACTGGCTTGTTAATGTAACGGCACCATTTACGGCAAGACAATTTTTCTTGGATTATCAAGCTACTTTTTCTAATGGTGTATTTACGATGAATATGCCGAATCTTACTAAGGTTTATACAGTTCGTGCGACTGACGCAACGCTAGACGATGAAACCAGCCCAGCATCTCCAATCACAGGGACTGAATACCCGATCAAAAGCATTAGTTATGATTACAACAATGGCAAAGCAGTTATCACTTTAGAAGATAGTAATTTCTCTGGCACAGCACTTTTAACTTATGCTACTTCGACCGGCGAAACGGTTAATGTTGGTGATAAATGCGAGGCTTACCCAGTCTGGCGGCATCTAGATGATGGTGAAATTGCCTGTGCTGTTGATACGTTACCGTGGGCTTTAGATGTCTTTAACTTTTGGTACAAGATTACCGGTGATAGTAAATGGCTGAATGCCGCTCAATCGACTAAGGCATCGATCGCAGCCGAATATCAAGTGTCCGATGCTGTTTATTACATCAAGCCTGGTAACGATGGTGACCCGGTTCTAGCCAACGGGGTAACTAGTTATTCTGCTAGAAAGCCTGTCGAAACTTATAGTAATTCTGGCGGTTTGATTTTAATTAATTATCCATCCGCAACTGGTGAAGCTAGTTTCGGGGCGTGGGTTGGTAAACACCTGCCATTTACCGATGACAATTATTTAGAATTGAAACTTGGTTCAAATACTCAACAAAAAGTATTTATGTACCTTGATGAAGACCAGACTTACGATCCTAATAAAAGATGGCGTAACGATTTCATCTTGCAAGGCAATGGCTTAACAGAGGATAAATTAGAAACCGTTGATTTAAAACCAGAAAACTTTTATAAAGCTAATAGTATTTTTTGGGGCGAAGGTTATGGAGCTGGTTCAGATGGTTCATTTCAAGGCGGTTCAGGTGGTTCGGTATCAACTAAGGACATTGTTGGCCAGGTTGATGGTATCAATCGTTTATATAAGGAATTGACTTTTATTGATCCATCGTGGGCGCAATACATTATCGGTGGCTCTTATGGCCAATCCTTGCCGTTTACTCTAAAATACAAATCAAATAAAGCCTTTCAATTACTGATTAATGATAAAAACGGAAAACAATGGTCTTGTAATATTCCGGCAGCTAGTGACTTCAACGAACTAGCCTTAAATGCAGGCATGTTTTCAACTTCTTCATCGGCCACAATTGCCGACTTAGAAGCCGGTGGATTTAATTCGATTACGATTAATTGCCAGGCTGATGGAACAGTAATCGATATTGATTACATCGGTACTAAGGTTTTAATGAACGTTCCTTACTACACGAATATTAGTTTTGGTTATGATCAGCCGACCGCTTTACAAGTAGCAGTCGAATATATCCAACCGATGCCACAAAAAAACCCATTGCCCTATGTTCCTTATATCGCTCCGTTTGATATGCACTTAGTTAACGGAAAACTTTCCGATATGCGTGGCGCACCTTATACGGGTTATCAAGCACCGTGGATTATGCAAGACGCAGCCGTAAGCACTAATTTAGGTGACGACAATGGCGATTCTTTACAAACTATGCTTAAATTTTTATCTGATGCACAGGATGCCTACGAAGGTTTTACTGGTTTAAGAGGATTCTTTGCGCCGGTTTATTGGTGGAATTATCGAGATGATGCCGATGGAAACCCACCGAACACCTTTAGTATGACTGGACCTTGGGGCGGTGTTTGGGGTGGATTTGAATATCGAACGATTAGCGATGTAGCTCGGGTTATGGCAAACGAACCGCAAAACGGGCAAGCAAAAACGATTTGTTTTGATTTCTTTAATGCGGTTAATTCGGTTTGGACTGATATTTTAACTAATTTCCCTAACGATTTCGATGTTGATAGTTCTAGTGAATCCGCATATAGTTCTGACAGTATGAACACGATTAAGCCCACTAATAACCAAACGGATCCGCATATGGTTGCTTTGTTATTAAGAGCGTTGACCTATGCCAACTATTCCAGTAATTTGTCTGTTGATGAAAAGAATCTATTAACCACTCTTTCAAATAAATGTATTGCCTTTCTAACTCATTACTTTGTTTCAATTAGTTCAACGCCTTTTAGCCAATATAAAGTCGAAGGCACCTTTAGTCCTGATCCGGTTAATAGTACCTGGTATGAATATTGGGGTGGTGATATTGTCAGTGCTTTAGCTATCCTGGATAGCTTGTTAAACGAAACCGATGACCAGGTTAATCCTAATTCGTATTATGTTTACGAAGCCAGTGACCAATCATCTTCGAGCCATGCCGTATTGTTATCCAATAATTCTAAATATTTCGATATGCAAAAGGGTTCGCCTTGCGTCATTACAATAACCGGACCAACTACGGTTAATCCTTCCTGGAAGGTTATCCAAGACGGTAGTGTTGTCGCAACCGATGGCTTTACTTTGGCCTTGACCGATAATCAAAAGTTAGTAGTTAGTTCTTATCCTAATAACCAGTTTGCAAGACTTTATAATCCTGACGGTTCTTATGTAGATGTTTCTCAATATCAGGACTTTAGCCAAAGTAATTACGTTCTAATTCCGGAAGGTGAATCAACTGTCCTCTTTAACATCGACAACACAGCAAAAGCAAGTATCGTGTTTAAAGAAGAAAGGCTATTAGTATGAGTCTTTCATTACAAGCAACAATCTTTAAAGCAGATTTAACTATTCAGGGAACTTATCCCGTCTTAAGCTACAGCCTGTCAATGGACGCAGTTCAGAATACTTCTTCGACCCTTGTCTTATACGACAGTGGGGCTAGTCAATTAGGCGATTATATTGCTATTAAAGTAGCCAATACGAATACTCTCTTGTATTATGGCCAATTAACTGCTGTTGATATGGACGATAGTACCAGCCTAGACACGTTGACGGCTAACTATATATGGAACGCTTTAAACGGTGAAATAATGGTTTTGGGTCGATCGGGACAATCCTATGAGATTCATATACAAAAGCTGATCGCTCAATATATTGCATCAAATAGCGGCAATATTTTCGGTCATTCGGTTTCCACATCGACCACAACGGCTTATGCGATTACAACTTCCGATGGAATTGAAACCAGTAATTTTATTGATTATCTAATCAGAGGTTTTAAACTGCACAACATTGTGATTGGGATTAAAGATATTAAACAAGGAATGTCAAACGGCATTCCTTTTTATTATCCGGAGTTTGATATTCACCAGGTTACGGATAGTTGGAATTTTAAAAACAATATTTATAACTTTACCAATTGGACGATATCGGACAGCCGGTTGTTGCGTGGCTACAATAACGAACTTTGGATCGTTGACAAAGCTTCCACGAACATGGAAAGTCCGTCTATTATTGCCAAGTATTGGCTACAAAGTGATGGCACGGTTGTTAGTTCTTTGAATAACAATGTTTCTCAACCGACACAGGTTCACGTTTATCTTTACGACAAAACGGCAACGGATAACCCGAGTAACGATAGTATTGCTAGCACGGAATTATCCGGCAACACTTACAGTCACGATATTCAATTCTCGATGCCGATTGATAACAATTTCTTTCCATTAAGTAAATTACATTTAGGCTTGCAGTCCAATATTTACTACAATGGAAAACTTTATAAATCAGTCTTATCGGGTTATTCGTTAACCAGTGACAGTGGTCTGATGACAGTTGAATTCGGAAATCTTAGGTTCGGTAAAACGGATCTTTTTTCATCATCAAGTAATTAATTAAAGGAGATAAAAATATATGGCAATAACAATGTACCAAGCCGATCGAAATTTCGTGAGCCCAGCTAATGACGCTAGTTTGTATAGTGCTCTAGCAGGTGATAGCAATGGAATAATAAATCGTGGTAATAAATTCAATATAACGAACGATGGTTTAGTTGCCACTATCAACACTGGCCAAGCAATAATTCAGGGGAGACTGGTGGAGATCACTGAAGCCGAACAATTAACCTTGCCGGCTAATAGCTCTGGAAAAATATGTATCGTGGTCGACCTAACAAAAACAAATGATGTCTTGGGTAGTGCTGGCGATACGGGTTATGCGGTCACGGTTAATCAAGTCTATCTAGCTGCGGTTACCGGGACATTAACACAATATGATCTAAATAACGGTGGTTTTATTTATGAACTGCCAATTGCCAGTTTCACAACTACGGCTACTACAGTGACTGTAACGCAAATTGCAAGTGCCTTTAACGATACCGGTTGGATTAATGCAACGATTCCGTCCGGTTCTAACAAAAATCAGTCGAATGCTTATGCACAATATCGAGTAATTAACGATCTGGTTTATTTTAGATTTAGAAGTATTTATTGTGTTGATTCTTATGGTGGAAACCAAGTGATGCAGTTACCTTCAATTTATATGCCATCAGTTCCTTACGATCAGCATTTTACAGGTTCGAATATTGATGATAATACTGGCCAGTCATCGCCCTGTGACTTTGTTTTTCAATCTAAATCAGGTGGTACGACCGTATATGGAGATTGGAATCAAAATTTATTTAACAAATTAACAGGGGCTACAGCATCCGGATCATATCCACTGAATTAAATAGAAAGGAATTATTAATGTGTCAGAAGACATAAATACTACTCAAATGCTAATTGAGATGAAAGAAGACATCGCTACTATCAAACAAAAAGTAGAAGACCAATCGTCTACCGATGAAAAAGCTGAAAAAGCCTTAGCTAAATCAGTAGAAAACGAACACGAAATAGCTCGAATCGGTACAGAACAAAATTGGTTAATTGGCATTTTGATAACAGCGATTATCATACCGATTGGCACCTATATAATTTATAAATTTTTGTGAAAGGATAAAAAATGAATAAAAAAATTATTACTGGAATAGTCATTGGGGCTACTCTTTTTCTTACTCCTTTTCCGGCTTTTGCGGCTAAAGGAGATCAGGGAGTAGATTTAAGCCACTATCAGACAAGCACAGCCGAGTTCGGACAGGCAAGCGACAAGTTTGCCATTATCCAATTGGGCGGCTATTATGATGGCTACTTTAGTCCACAGTCGACTTATGCTACACAAGTAGCTTCAACGATTGCCCAGGGTAAAAGGGCACATACGTATATTTATGCTCAATTCTCCAGCAACGCTCAAGCTGATGAGATGCTAAATTATTATCTACCTAAGGTTCAAACTCCTAAAGGCTCGATTGTTGCTTTGGATGTTGAATCAGGCAACCCAAACACAGCCAGTGTTAAGTATGCCTTGGACAAAGTCCAGGCAGCCGGTTATACAGCTGTCTTGTATGGTTACAAAGCTTTTTTAACCAGTCATCTTGACCTTACGAATTTGGCTAAGGCATATCCCTTATGGATGGCTGAATATCCTAATTACAACGTAACGACTAGTCCGAACTATAATTACTTTCCAAGTTTTAATAATATTCACTTATTTCAATTCACTAGTACCTATAAAGCCGGTGGTTTAGATGGTGACATTGATTTAACTGGGATTACTGATAACGGATATAAGGGAACGACCACAGCTTCAACCGGAGGCACAGCTGTTAAGACAACCACTTCTACACCAGCTGTTAAAGCCGGTCAACAAGCCAACAACACTCCAAAGAGTTCGATCACAGTTGGTGACACGGTTAAAGTCAACTTCAGTGCTTCTAAATGGTCGACTGGTCAATCAATTCCAAGCTGGGTTAAAGGCAAAAGCTATAAAGTGTTACAGGTATCAGGTAACAACGTTCTCTTGGCTGGGATTAGTTCCTGGATCAGTAAGAGCAATGTTGAGATTCTACTAACTACTTCAACGACTGCTAAAATATCCGCTCCTAGCTCAACTGGATATTACACGGTTCAAAGTGGCGACACACTCGGTGCTATAGCTGCTAAATATGGAACTAGTTATCAGAATCTAGCTTCATTAAATGGAATTGGTAGTCCATATATCATCATTCCAGGAGAAAAGTTAAAGGTTTCCGGATCCGTATCATCTAGTTCTGCTAGCTACTACAAAGTTGTTTCTGGTGATACATTGAGCGCAATTGCTAGTAAGTATGGAACAAGCGTTAGTAAATTAGTTTCATTAAATGGATTAAAAAATGCCAACTATATTTATGTTGGTGAAAATTTAAAAATAAAGTGACAAAAACGTCTTAAAAAGGCGAAAAGTTTACATTGCTTAGACAAGTAAACTTTTTAAAAATACAAAGGAGAATTAAAAAATGAATATAGTTAATATTTCTGATCTTATTATTGCGATCGCCGTGGCTGTTATTCCGGTTATTGGTGCTTATATCGTAAAAATCCTAAAAGCTAACAAGTTTGTTGCTTTACTAACGCCATTGGCTCACGATGCTGTAGTGGCTGTACAAAAGCTCGGTGTTGTTAAATATATTGAAGGCGAAGCTAAAAAGTCTAAGGCCGTTGAGATTGTTGTATCAGCTTTAACTAAACTTGGTTTTAAGAAGGCTGATCTAACCACTATAGAAAATGCTGTCGAAGATGAATATTCTAAGGCCATTAAAGAATTGGATGTCACTTACCCACAGATGACCGAAGAACAAGAAAAAGCAGCTGCAGAGCAAACAGCAGCTAAAGCACAGGCAGAACAGGCGGCCGCAGCTGCAAAAGCGAAAGCCGATGCAATTACCACAGCTCAAAAGGCTGCTACCGATGCACAAGCCAATCTAGCAAAATTACAAGCAGCTCAGAGTAATTAATTGTTTTTACTATTTATAATTAAAATTTCACAAATTAATGTTTATAAATAATTTTTCGGGCACTAGCAATGAGGTACCTGTCCATAAAAACATCTCTATCGAAAACACCCACTGGATTATTTTCCGGTGGGTGTTTTTTTGTTAGATTAAAATAAGTAAGTATGGATAAGAGCAAAGAATTAAAGCAAACTTTGTTTATGACTAATTTAAAGCAAGAACAAATTGATGAATATTTACGTGTTTTCATCAATTCTTATTTAGTTATTTCACATTCTTCTATATTGGTATCGATGACTGCTAAAATTCCTTCCTTACTTTATATAATCGATGTGAAGAATAAGTCTGATGGGCGTATGATTGAACAATTCGATGTTCAAATTCTTGATCGACAAGATCTTACTATCGATAATATGATTGATTTGAATAATCAGGCAGAGACAATATTTACAGAAGATGGTATATATGGTCTCAAAGATCGTAACGGCCTTGATAGCGTTTTGGCTTTAATGAATCAAGAGACTTTTGGCAGGGATTATTATCCCACGATCATCGACAAAGCTTCTTTTCTGTGGTACACAATAGCCACCAAACAACTGTTTCATAATGGCAATAAGAGAACAGCATTCTTGTCTGCACTTATATTTCTTAAAATAAATTTCTTTAATTTAATCGTAAATAACTCGGAAAAACTTTATAAAATATCCATCGATATAGCTGAAGGAAGGATGCCTCAAGAAAGGCTCAAGAAGTTCATTTCAGATAATTGCCTATTAGATTTTGGACATATGCTTAATCTTGAAAAAAATAAATAAATATTTATTATCTTAATGATCTGCTATAATTTTCCGAAAGGAGGTATTTTCAATGAAAGAGACTCTAAATATTCGTGAACTTAATTCTAAACGTCAACGTGTTGAAAAATATCTATCTAGTGATTCTTACAAAAATAAAGTCATTAATGAAACTTTATCCAATAAGAATGTTCAAAAAGTCCTTGAAAAGCTTGCTAAAGTTTAAAAGTTTAGATTATTGAATCGTTTAAAATAATAAATGATTTACACCCACTGGCTATATGCTGATGGGTGTTTTTTGTGTGTAAAGAATTAGAATAAAGCTATGGATGATAAAGATTTAGAAAAAAGCATTATTAGCAATTAAAGATTATGCAAAGAAAAGTTTAGATAAAAATGGAAATATTTTTGTAGAAGATTTTTCGGTTGACGGTATTAAAGAGAAAGAAGAATTTTTTAAAGATAAAGACAACCAAGAAATTTTTAATATTTTTCAATCTTTAGATCGCCATGGAAAACTATCATTCTTTAAAAAAAATAGAGTAGATGTTGATATGAGCAATGACATTCTTTTTCCATACCATTTCCGTTTGAATAATTACTAATCTGCACAACATTTACATAACGATACGCTAGAAATTCAGTAACATAACTTTACATTTTCCCAGTAGAGTATAAAAACCCTCAATTAATCTTCAAAACTTCCCTCTAGATTAAAAAACGTCTAGTCTAATTAACTGGGTGCTCTTTTTTTATATCTTAATTTGCCACATTTTTGCCACACAATGTATTTAAACGCCTATATATCAACGTTTTATTATCCCCATTGGAGCTATTATTAAGCCTTGTACCGAT